CACAGTAACTTTATTATCCATTGTTGCATGTTCTTTGTACTCTTCTTTTCTTTTACTACCTTTAACTTCACCTGAAATAAACACAGCGCCGTCTATCATTTCTGTTAATAATTTGCCTGTATCGATCCTGTTTACTAGGATCAACGTGTTGCCTGAATCTGCTATGCCTTTGATTAAATTGCTAAAGTATGTCATTCTGTCCTTGTTGGTCACAAGATACTTTAGCTCTTCTTGATATGTTTTGAACTCTGGTAAATCTATCAGTTGTAACACGTTAACATGTAAATTACTGAGTACACCCAACTCCTGTAGTTCATGCGCTTTGATACCGCCGACTACTGGTCCAATACTGGCAAAAATGGGCTCGCTTTCAAACTCGTCTTTGGGGATTGTGCCAGTAAGTCCCCAGCGTATAGGGGCATTACACAAGTTTTGTGTGAGTAAATTTTTAAGCACTTCGGCTTTGGCCATGTGTACTTCATCCACAATAACAGTCTTTACTCCATCAAGGAATTCTGCCAATGTTAGCGCGATTTCTTCACTCCAGTTTTTGCTTTTCTTGTCCAATATGTTGAGACTTTGCCAAGTACAGATGGTGTGTGTTCTTCCCAAATCCTTGCGATCACCATAATACACACCCACATCTAGTCCCACAGCAATAAAATCTTCTTCTGTTTGTTCTACTAGACTTTTGTTAGGAACAATGGTAATTGTGCGACCATATTTTTCTGCCAGCTGACTCAGTGTTGCTGTTGTGATAGTTTTTCCAGCACCAGTTGCAATCTCTTGCAAACTCTGGGTATGGGTTAAAAATGTGTTGATTGCGTCCACTTGATAATCACGCAACATGATAGGTTGTCCCGCTTGCTGATGCCCCACGGGCCATACTTTGCCTTGATCTGACCAATATGTTTCAGTCACTGGTGTGAATTCAATTTTAGGTGTTGAACGCAAATCTTCTAATTCATCAATACTGACATCCATGTCTGACAGTATGCCAAGGCATTTTTCCAGCTGGCTCAAATAGCCATTTCCACCTAGTCCAAACATGCTGACTTTGCCATCCCAACGTCCAAGTTTGTACGCAGGACGATATCGTGCCGTGGGATCTTCATACTTGAAATTGTTTGCCAATTTCTTTCGTGCTTCAAGGCTCAAGTTCTCAAACTTGATGTTTACCTCGTCTCTGATGACTAATTTTACCGCCATGCTAATTTTTTATCCTCAAGAATACTTTTTTCTTCTGCGTATTCTATAACCAAATCGCAACAGTTAGTATACACTGATGTCTTGCCATGACGCAATCCCATTCTTGTATCCAACGCAATCACACTCATGGGACGCCATGCGTTTTTTAGGAAAAATTTGGGTATTTTTCCGCTGCTCACAGCAGCAACCTGCAAATCATTATCAAGTTTTTTGTTAAAATTATTGTTTGCGATCGAGCTGTTGAATTTTTTACCTATCTCATCATTGGGCAATCTAAAATAAATTCCCACGCTGTTGTCTAGACCGGAAATTTTCAAGGATTTTGTCAAAATTTCAAGATTTTCAAGATATTTGTTATTGACCAGTGTATCAAATACCACCAGTAAGGGCAAACGTTTGAGTTCAACCAGTGCTGTTAATACATCTGCCAAACTGTGCTGATTTTTATCAATCCATATCTTGGTACTGGATCGGTTGGCCATGTACTGGATAAGTGTTTCACCGGGATTTTTAGTATTTTCCACAAAATACTGATATCGTAGGCTTCGATCGTTTATGATGTTTTGATCGATGGTTGTTTCGATACCAAGATCAGCTGTTATGGTCTGTTGGAAATTTTTATTTTCCATGTTAGTGATCAAGAACTGATCTCTTACTGTTTGTTCCGACCACGATTTTATGGTATCATAGTGGTTTTTTATGGTTTGTTCAATTTCAAACCCCAATGGAGTCAAAGTGTCAACCAGCACCACAATATTTTTTTCAGTTAGATCGGCATTCCAAATTTTTCCACTGGTCGCGGTTGTGAAATTTTCGATATCGTTATGCAGTCCTGACAAAATTTTGCGAATTTCTGAACTAAAAGTAAATTCCACGGCAAGAATGTATTCTTGATCCTGATTTTTTTCAATATAGAATTTTTTTACCTGTTCAATTTGTCTAAATGGTTTTGACCACATGGGACTAAGTAATGCTTGATCAATGTTCCCAGAGAAATTCCCTAATTTTCTTGAATTTTCTCGAAGAATTTTCATTAACAATCGACTTTGATTTTCAGTAATGAACAAATGACTGGCAATTGAAGAACCCAGGCTGCGAAGCACACGAGCATCCTTTTGTACTAGGATTTCTTCAATGGCAGGCACCGATGTGTTTAAAATTTCTAGTAGCAAGTAGTCGATATTGATCATATAAGCAAGTATACATGGGTTGATGCCAAAGGTCAACCACAAAGAAAAAAATAGGCCTCAATATTATTTAAGGCCTACAGTGGTGAGTTTGAACAAACTGATTATAATGTTGAATCTTCCATTCCAGCAACACGCAATTTCACAATATTAGTGATTTGCCACTGTTTCTGGTCAAGAGCCTTGGTAATGCCCAACCACTTGTTGCGTAGTAGGGCAAATTCATTGATGATTTTTTCAAAGTCCACAACATCTGCCTCGCCTTCCACATAGCGTTCACAATCTCGACTACTTAGAGCACGTTGATAGTTTTCCAAGTACTTGCGAAAATGCTGACTTTTGAGACGACGCAATTCAATGTTGAGATATTCTAAAATTGCCTCAATTTCTTGAAGTTGTGCAAATCGTTGTTCTACAACACCTGGCATGGCGGCCGCGGCACGTTCAACATTGCCACTGATACGGCATTCACTCTTGGCTTCTAGTAGTTCAGCTTCAAAGTATTCTGCCGCATCTGGTATGTTGCTAATGTCTTTGGCAACCTTGGCATACCATCCCATCAAAACTCCAATTCGTCGTATTCTTCACCGTCATCTTCGTCTTCGTTGAGATAATAACCAATTGCTTGATCAAGAATCTCGTCTACTCCACTAGCCGCTTGAAATACCTTGTCAGATACTCCAAAATCTGCTAGCAAATCAACATAACGTTCTGCCACTGTTTCTAATTGCTTTTTATCGATGTACTCAACAAAATTTAACCAGATGTCACCTACTTGTGTTTCATTCAACATTCTCGTCTATCTCCTCAGGAATGGTTGTAGTTGTTGTTAAAGATTTGATATGGAATTTTGCCATTATCATATCTAATTTATCATCTTTCCATTCTTTTCGGTAGAATTTGAATTCTTCACCTGTCTCTGGATCAACCCATTTGAGTCTGTTGCCTTCTTGTTTTAGCAAACCAGCTTTCTCACACATATCAACCATGCCACTGTAAGGATTCATACCAGTTTCGTATGGAATCTTGATTTGCACAGTTTCAAATGGCTTTGAATAACGAGTTTTCATGATCTTGCATGACGCACGAATACCCATTACATCACTTACCTTGTTACCATCCTCATCCTCTTTGAGTTTGAGTTTTTTCATAGCTACAACAATACTAGATGCATACACAAAGCCTTGTCCGCCTGAGATCTTGTCGTCTGGATCAAACATGTCTTGACTGGCATACGTGTGATTGGTACACACCATACCCACATTATAACTACCAAACATGTTCACACAGTTACGAACCAAACTGGTAAGTGCTTTGGGTTTACGACCCATGTCTCCTTTCATGTCACCAGCTTGGAACTGGTTAATATCAGTAGGAGTAAGCAACATACCCAATGAGTCTATGACAAATAAGACTTTGGGACGCTCACTCATTTCTTTGTACTCTTTCATGAATTCATGAATGGTTTTGGCTACATCATCAATCATGGCCATGTTGAGTTTAAGAAGTTTTTCTTCGCTGGTATCCACACCAAGTGCGTGTAGCCATGTTTCGTCTAGAGCATTTTCTGTATCAATCAAGATAACATAAATGCCCTGTGCTTGTGCGTTGCGTACTAGATTACCTGAACAGATAAAACTTTTACCTGCACCACTTTCGCCAGCAAACACAGTTACTTTGCCTAGCGGGATTCCTTTGTTAAAATCTCCGCTGATCAGATAGTTGAGCGTATAATTGCCTGTGCTGACCCAATCTGTAGGATCATTAAATCCAACACCCAGTCCATCAATACTTTTGGTTAGGGTCTTTCTAAATTTTGATAAATCGAAGGCTTTTGTAGCCATAAGTTGTTTCTCCTAAAAAAAATAACCCGAGCGTACAACTAGGTTGCAGAGGCTCGAGCCGTGTTTTGCTTTATGCTTTTTGACGATTACGAATCATGGCCAAGATGTCTTGGGCACGACTGTCACCACCTGCACTTGCTTCAGCTTTTGGTGCTGGAGCAGGAGCGGCCTTGGCCACTGGTGCTGGTGTGTCATCCTCATCATCATGTGCTACCGGAGCACTTGCCTTAGGAGTTGACTTTACAGGATCGCCAGTATTTTGGCTCATACCTGCGGGTTTGAAGTATTGACCCCAACGTTCCATGTCATATGGTTCGCCGTCAACTGAAGCTTCAAACATTTCTTTCATGACTTTTAATTCAACTTCACCTGGCTTCTTGGGCAAGAAGTCGCTCAAGTTGTACAAGCCATGAGATTTGATGGCTGCTTGTTCCACATCATTTAATGGACGCTCGCGACGTGCCCAACTGGAAGTTGAATAGTCAGCATAACCACCTTTTGAAGTTTTCTTCATGCGATAGTCCAAGCCATGCACAAAATCAGTTGGCAAGTCTTCCAATTCTGGATCAACCAGTGCTGAACGAATTGACTGGAAAATCTGTGGACCAATGATGAATCTGCGGATCGGATTTTCTGGAATATCACTGGCTTGTTCGCCAAGTCCGTCTTCGACAACAAAACCTTGGAAAATGTAACTACGCTTTTTCCAGTACTTACGACCCATATCTTCTAGTGCTGGATCTTTGAACCATGCACGTACTTCACTCAAGATCGGGCAAGTGTCGCCATACATTTCAACGCATGGTACTTGTACTGTGATTTGTTTGCTTTCGGATTCGCCTTTGATGCCTGCAAAGGGAAGTTTGATCATTGCACGTTCAACCCAGAAAAAAGTATTGTCTGTGTTGCCGTCTGGTAGGAATCGCATTGTGGATTCGCCACCTTCTTTTAAATTCCAGAAGGGATAAATTGACTTATCACCGCCTGTACGTTCTCCTGAACCTTTTGATTCAGATGCCTTTAGTTTTGCACGAATTTCTGCCAAAGTTGCCATAATAGTTCTCCTGTATTAGCCTTTGTGTTTTGCATTTCTGCTGTTTTTGCCTGTATGTTCTATGCATTTGCATAAAACAAAAAGTGCATACATGTTATTGTACGCACTTTTATTTATAAGAGCAAG